CATTAATAACGCTAAATTCTGTAAAGTTTTTAATGATTATGGTAAAAGTGGTAAACAAATTGACCCACATGAATTTAAAGTCAAGTTAGATAAAACTACTTTAAAAAAATTATTAGAAACAGCTATTGGTGCAAACTATTGGATGGTTCATCTTGAAAAAAATGGTAGTCTTTATTTTTGGCATGTAACTAAAACTAGAAATAGTCAATATTCACAGGTAACAGGTGACGCTACATTGTATTATGGTGGTAAACAAGGTAGAGGCAAGAGAATTGATTTAGAGTTTTCAAATTCTTATTTTGATTTTCAGATGAACATTAGAAATAAACAAAGAGGTTTATACCCTAGCCATATTATGTTAGATTATGATTCTAAGCCAGCGACAGGTAAGGTAAAATTATAGATACTTTGATTTTTGTTTGTGTTCTTTTTCTACTTCATTTTCAATATAAGAGTTAGTAGCATACTCAACAGCAATCTCTTTAGCTTCTTCTAAATCATCAGCATAGTATTCGTCAGATGTTCTAAAGTCTTCTTCGTCTGTTTCATCATTATAATAAACTACATATAAGTCTTTATCAATGTGATAAAAATAGCCTATGGTTTTATCTTCAGGCGTCTTAATGTTATTGTCTTTATCTACTATCATATCTTCTATATTATATGTCATATTGTTTCCTTTCATAGTTAATTAAGTCTATATCCTACACTATTTGAAAATATAATCTAGTGAAATCGGCAACAATATTTTTCACTTAATAAACCTTATAAATAGTCATGTGAATTTTATATAGGGCTGCGACAAATTAGCGCTTGCCATATGGACTATTTTTTGGTATAATGGGCAAAATGAGAGAGGACTATGTTTAGTTTTAAAGGATTTTTAACAAAAGATAAAAACACACACTTAGAACACTTAGAAGATGACATTATTAATAGAGGTTCAAAAGGTGGTGAAAATGCAATTAACTTCCTAAAATCAGTTAGAGATATGTTAGCTGGTAGTGGAGGTGCTCCGAATATTACCGTCAAATGGGACGGTGCGCCAGCAATTATATGTGGTGTTAATCCTGAAAATGGCAAATTCTTTGTCGGTACCAAATCAGTATTCAATAAAACTCCTAAAATCAATTATACTTCAAGAGATATTGCAAGAAACCATAGTGGTGTAGTTGCAGATAAATTAAGAGTATGTTTAGCAAATTTATCAAGACTAAACATTAAAGGTATTTTACAAGGCGATTTGTTATTTACAAATGACCTAAAAGCCATCAATATAGATGGTGAAAAAATGATATCGTTTACACCTAATACTATTACATATGCAGTACCAGTTAATAGTGACATTGGTAGAAAAATTGCTAAAGCAAAAATGGGTATTGTATTTCATACACAATACTCAGGCAAAACTATGGATAATCTATCTGCTAGTTTTGGTACAGTCAGAGGTTCGTCTAACAGAAATGTATTTTTAGCAAGTGCAGGTTATAGGTCTTCAAGTGTCATGTTTAATAAAAGAGAATTAAATAGATTTGACGCACAAATAAGAATGGCTGAAGGCTCATTAAGTAGAGCAAAACCTATTTTAGATTTGATGAGTAAAAATATTACAGATGATACCTCTGTAGGTTACAGATTAAAAACTTATTTTAACTATTATATTAAGAACTCAAATGCTGGTATGGATAAAGTAAAAGTTATGCAAAAACAATTTAGAGACTATTACGAAAACTATATTAATGCAGAAATAGATTCAAGAAAAACACCTAGAGGTAAAGAGAAATTTATTAAAGCTAAAAAAGATAATTTAAGATTTATAGACAGAAATCAATCTGCTTTATATATGGCAATTGCAAGTCATATTACATTAGCAAATGCTAAAAATACTTTACTACAAAAGATGAGTCAGATACAAAGTATAGGTAACTTTATAAGAACTTCTACAGGTTATAGAGTTACAGCACCAGAAGGATATGTGGCCGTTGATAGTGTTGCAGGTGCAATTAAACTAGTAGATAGATTAGAATTTAGTAGGCAAAACTTTACAATGCCTAAGGGTTGGAACTAATGAAAAATTTTGATGACATAAGATTTCAGGATTTACAAGAAGGTTTGTATGACCCAAATATTTTTAAAGCATTCTTTTTAGCAGGTGGTCCAGGTTCTGGTAAAACATTTGTAACTAGAAATGCATTTGGTGGTACAGGTCTTAGAATGATTAACTCTGATAGTGCATTTGAAAGAGCATTAAAAAAACATGGTCTATCTTTAAAAATGCCTGAAGATGAGGCAGAGGCTAGAGACATATTGAGAGCAAGAGCAAAAGGCACAACACAATCAACTATGGATTTATCAATCAAAGGTAGATTAGGTATGGTGATTGATGGCACCGGGAGAGATTATGATAAAATTGCAAATCAAAAAGCATTACTTCAACAATTAGGTTATGATTGTTATATGATATTTGTAAATACAAGTTTAGAAGTTGCGTTAGAGAGAAATGCTAAAAGAGAAAGAAGTGTACCAGAATATATAACTAGAAAATCACATGCAATTGTACAGGCAAACATTGGTAAGTTTCAAAATACTTTTGGTATGGGCAACATGGTAATTATTGATAATAGTAAAGATGATAGAGAACTAACAAATCAAATCATGGACAGATGTTCAAAGGCAGTTAGAAAACTATTAGGTAATAAAATTAAGTCATACACAGCAAAAAGATGGATGGCTACAGAAAGAAGATTAAAACGAAGAAGATGATTAAGATTTTAGATTGGTATTATAGTGTATTAGAGAGTATTGGTATTAAACTATCACAATTTGCATGGAATAAAAGATGGTCTAACAGAGAAACAGGAACAGGTTATAGTAAAAATAAAAAATGAAAACATTTAAAGAAGCAGTAATAGATATACCAAGAAGAACTTATGCACCTGGTGTGTTTAATAATTCTGATACTAGCGACCCTACTTTAAAACCTAGTGTCAAGAAGATGATATACAGCCAGATAGAAGAGTTTGAAAAAGAATATCCTGTATTAAATGTATCTCTTATTGGTTCTATTCTTACACACAGATATAGAAATGACGCAGACTTAGACATTAATGTATTGTTTGATGTGCCAAGAGAAAAACAAGAAGAAGAAAGATTAAGACTTTCTAAGAAGTTTTTATCTGCTAATAATCCTGATAACATACAAGGTAAACTAATACCTGGTACACAACACCCTATTAACTATTATATTATTACAGATAAAGAAACATACGATATACAAAATAAAAAGGCTGACGCAGTATATGATATTGAAAACAATAAGTTTCTAAAAAGACCAGATGACTTTGAGTTTAACGTAGATGATTATATTGCAGACTTCAATAAAAAAGTACAAGAGTTAGATGTAATTAAAGGTGAACTAAAAAGAGATATTATTGATTACAATGAACTGAAAGAATTGAAACCTAATGACATTTTAAATCTACAAGATAAAATTAAAGATAAACTTGATGAGATTGAAGATGACATAGAACAGATTATTAAAATTGGTGATGGTGTTGACGCAGATAGAAGAGCTGCATTTGATAGAGATATGACACCAGATGAAATACAAAAGTATGGTATTAAGAACAGATTACCTAAGGCAGTTATTTACAAAATGTTAGAGAAGTATCATTACATTTTATTTTATAAGAAGTGTAAAAAGATTTTAGATGATGGTGTAGTCACTGATAAAGAGATTGACGATTTAGAAATGCACGAAGCAAGAAGAAAAACTTTAGCATTTACATTTGGTCGATTTAATCCACCAACAATTGGTCACGAAAAACTTATTAATAAAGTTGCAAGTGTTCGTGCTGACGATTACAGAATTTATCTAAGTAGAAGTGAAGACCCTAAAAAGAATCCACTATCTCCTAGAGATAAACTAAGTGTGATGAAAAGCATGTTCCCTAGACATGCAAGAAAGATTATGATTAATCCTACAAATATGATTTTAGATATTTGTACAGATTTATATAAACAAGGTTTTACCGAAATCTTTATGGTAGTAGGTAGTGACAGAGTAAGAGAATTTGAAACAATAATTAACAAATACAATGATGTAAAATCAAGACATGGTTATTACAACTTTGATAACATCAATGTATTATCAGCTGGCGAAAGAGACCCGGATGCTGAAGGCGCTACAGGTATGAGTGCAAGTAAAATGAGAGCTGCAGCTGCCAAGGGTGACTTAGCTAGTTTCAAGAAAGGATTGCCGTCAGGCGTTGACGCACAAAAACTAATGACACAAGTTAGAAAAGGTATGCGTTTGGCTGCAAATTATATGTACATGAAAAACTTAAAACCAGTCGCAAGTTTAGAAGAGTTTGAACAACAACAGATTAGAGACCTTTATATTAGAGAACAAATATTTAATATCAATGACGAAGTTGATTATGTCAAAGAAGATATTAGAGGTAAAGTAGTAAGAAAAGGTACTAATTACATTGTCATAGAAGACACTAATAATAATTTACATAAGGCATGGATATGGGATTGTATTCCTGTGGCAGCCGATAGAGAGGCAGAAATGAGAGAACATAATTTAAATGTTGATTATGGTTTTGAAGCTGTATCTGAAAAAACGGAAGATTTAGACGCTCAACCACAAGATAAAGATGTGAAGAAAAAGAAAGGTACTCAACCTAAGAAATACTATAAACAACTATCTAAAGATGTGAAAAATAAAAGAGCAGACCATTTTAAAGATAGAGACACTACAAAAAATGATAACAGACCAGCACCAGGTGATAAAGGTGCTAAGACTAAACCAAGTATTCATACTAAGAAATATAAACAAATGTATGGTGAAGTGTATGAAATTGGCACACCAGAATATACTAAACATACAATTGACATGACACCTGGTCAAGAAAACCCTATTAAGAAAGTTAAAGGCTTCTTAGATAGAGAGCGTGAAAAACCATCTGAAAAAGATGTAAAAGAGTGGGCGGCTTCAGAGTCTACAATGAATAAATATAGGGAACGATATAAAGAAGAATGGAAGGCAAAACTATCAGAGGTAGTTGCCAAAATGATAGAGAAACTATAATGAAAACTTTTAAAGAATACGAGGACATTGATAAATCTTGCGAAGAATGTATCTTTGAGCATGAACTTGAAGGTATTTACGAGGCAGAATATCAAGGCAAAAAAGTAAAACTTAACGACCCAATTCGTGGTGGTAGTAAGAAGTTTTATGTTTATGTAAAAGGACCAAAAGGTAACGTAGTAAAAGTTTCATTTGGTGACACAACAGGTTTAAGTATAAAGAGAGACGACCCAGCTAGAAGAAAAAGCTTCAGAGCTAGGCACAACTGTGATAATCCAGGACCAAAGTGGAAAGCTAGGTACTGGTCATGTTATCAATGGAGAGCAGGAGCAAAGGTAAACAACTAATGACAAGATACAGAAAAACAATGGCACAAGCCATGAACGAGGGTGCTATCGC